GGAACACCTAGCTCTTTTTCTAATTCGGGTTGCATGAGTCTGGCAATAGTGTCTGTGCTGGACCCAGGGCCATAAGAGATAATGATGTTGATAGGTTTGGAAGGATAGCTGTCCTGTGCCCATGCACGATCTGCCAACACAGCCGTGCTGATGGCCAATGATGCCATTACAAATGTCGCGACGCGACGAATAAAGTTCTTTTTCATAGTGTACAGTTAAAGTGGTTTGGTTAAACGTAGCTTGCAGTAGATTACTGCGTACGGGCGGCGTTATGTAGTATATTCTACAGTAAAGACATCTACATGTCAAGCGTCTAGATTATTCCGGCGTCAACTCCTGTTGGCGCTGCTTGCAATTATTTATACAATGTGGCTAAACAGTTGTTTTTTGTAGTTGTATAGATACCGCAATCGTTGATTTGATACACTTTTCCAGTCAATGCTTGAAGGTGTCATTTTCTGCAAGTCAGCAAGCTCTAAATTTGTAAAACCCATCAATGCCCAGTTGGTCATGCTGTCGGCCAAATAGTTTTTGTTTTGCTCGGCAGATTCTGTTAACTGTTGGTTGAGTTGCATTGCTTGCCCAAACGTCATATGAGCATTTTGCCAATTCATAAGTGAATTTTTCCTGCACTCCACATTGTATTCAGTATCTAACGCCTGACCGCTTTCTGTGTAACCGTATTTGCCTGGGTCTTGTTCATAAGCAGATCCCCACCAATTGGCAGTGTCGGTGCTTATCATTAATGCGTTGTAGCTCCAGTGATGCAACGGTATGTCTCCGTTGTTGAGTTTTGCTGATGTTTGCAGGACGCTGTCGATGGATTCGTCGGGTAACCCAATAACAAAATTGCCATGAGTTAGTAACTCGTTGCCGTAGCGATGCCGTATGTTCTTTAATTCAGAAATTATCTTGTTAGGATCAATTCCTTTGCCAATGAGCTTGGCAGTGACCGGATTCAGCGTGTCTATACCCAACATCATGCTGCGGACGCCTGACTCGAACATGATATCTGTTCTGTCAGGGTGTTTGACCAACAAATCGGGTCTGGCATGGCACCAAAATATAGGCTGAAAGGTCAGTTGCTTTACTGCTTCTTTGATCACACTTATTTTGTAATCACTTTCGTTGAACGTGTGATCGTGTACAAAATATTTGTACACTCCGTATAGATCGTAATTGCGTTGAATCTCAATAGCCAACGAATCAACGTGCCTAACCCATTTATTGGTTTTTGTGCCTCTCATGCTCCAATCGCAGAAATTGCAGTTGAATTTACAACCTCGAGAAATATCTAGCTGTAATACTTTTGCACCTGATATGTCTTCTGGCAGCCAGACCATAGAGCTATGTTTGTAATCAAATGATTCTGCGGTGCCGCCGTCAATTATGTACGTTCCCCAAATATTTTTTATTGCATTATCAGGAACAGTTCTAGCATCAATGTGACGAAGCAGGTCTAGTGCAGCAATTTCGGCAAAACCCGAAATTACATAATCGACTCTGGAGTTGCGTATCAGCGCACTGATTCTTGCAGCGCCGCCTAACACAATTTTGCAGTTGTGATTTATCTCTTTGATAGCCGAAACAATTGCTAGTTCAAAATTTGCTCCTTGTGGACAAAATGCTTGGTTATAATTGAGAGAATCAAACTTGTTGTTGGCCCGTGGATTCATTGGATCGGTGCCTTCAACATTGTTGAAAAAAGCAATACTAAATCCCACAAATTTTGTTTCTGGACCAACTGCTCGATTGATGATGTCTAACGTTTGCTGCTGAGTAAATGTATGAAAGTGATCAATCACTAAACAACTATACCCGTTGGCTCTCAAATGATTTGCCAACAAATACGCGCCCAGTGGCTTGTACACAATATTTGGATAAGTTACATCTGTAAAAAGAACACAATCATAAGACATTGTGTTCCTTAGAAACAAGGATCAGGTTTAGGCAAAACTGTGTTGTTGTTGGCCAGCAAGGAATATAGTTCATGTTTTGACTGGTTGAGTTCTCTCATCAGTTGTGCTCTTGACAAGAATAACTCGGGCTGCTGGGGGCTTGATCTCAACATTTTGTCAGTAGACACAAACTGTTCCAATAGATTGGTAAGTTTTGCCAAAGCACTGTTTGTTTCTGCATTTGGTAAAAATGTCAACCATTTTGTTTCGTGCCAGTCAAGATCCAGCTGAGAGAGTGTGGCATTTTTAAATTGCACTCGGGCCAGCGCAACTTTTTCCGCAAACTCGGCGGCAACAGCAATGTCTTTCATACCTATTCCTAATAATTGCATGGTGAAATAATATCATTAAACACCTGCTGTGACATTGTACTTATGGTTGCTGCATTGCTTGCAAACGTTCTAGCTCGTCGGCAGCTTCTTCCAGCAAATCCGCAATGCGGTCTGGGGTGCCTTCTTGTACACTTTTACGGTCCTTGATCTGGCGTCGGATCTCGGCTCGCTTGCGAAGACGGAACACTAGGCTTTGCTCTGCAACAGGAAGGTGGCTTTGGTCTTTCATTTGTTGAATCCAGCTTTTGTGCAGATCCAAAAAGCAATCACAAAAATCACATACGTTGGGCCAAGCAAGGGCCAATCATACCACTTGCCTTTTCTGTGTTTGCATCCTAGGGTGCTCCGGAAGAACCGAAAGCTGATGATACTCCATATCACAAGTCCCGAAATCACATACATCATAGTTCAACTCCGAAATATTTTTTCAATCGTTCTTGATAGTGGGGATAAAAATCAATGTCCAATAACTCTACACTCTTGTGGCCAATCTCTTGGATGCACTCCGCAACAATTGATTCTACAAACTTTTGCAATTTCTCAGGAGGGTCAAATGTGATGTAGGCATCCTTGACAACAACATCATTTTCCAAGCGTTGCCAAAAGTCGCCACCAGCTCGTACGGCAAGTAGTCGAATTCGTTCGTTCATTCTTCAATCTCCAAAATGCTCGTCTATTGCATTCATGCAGAATCGTATCCCATTATTGAATTGAATAAGACTCATGTCGTCTCTACCCTCATACTTACCTCGGCGGCAGACTTCCATACATTCTGCCACAATCAACTCGGCGAATTTTTCCATAGTTTCTGTATCCATTTGCCACATATCATATCGAGGGATATAGCAAGCATCAACTTGTTTAGCCAGTAGTTTAATTCGTTCGTTCATTTTCCAAATACCCATCTCATTAAGTTTAACACAAGGGCCAATGGCAACAGTAGAATTGACCCGATATAGTACTTGGTGTAATACCAAAGGCCGAATTTCCGCTGTGGTCGGTTGTTCATTCTTCAACTCCGAAATGTTTCTTTAATACATCGCCAATGATATCAACACCATAGTCATCTTCATGAACCGCAATACATTCCCGAACAATCAACTCGGCAAACTTTTGATTGTAAATTTCGTCAATCTCATCAAAGTCGTAGTCTCTATTATGTACTCGCTCAAGATGAAGTACTGTATCGTTTGTAAATTGCGTGGCTACTAGGCCAAATTCTTTAATTCGTTCGTTCATTCCGCAACTCCGAAACGCTTTTTGTACCAACCTCAACCAAATCATACTCTACCAGTTCCATGTCACTGTCGTTTACTAGATGGCTAACTCTGGGATCATAGCCAAATCGAGTAAGACAGGCTTTGGCAGTAGCCGGTGTAAGATATACTTTTCCATGTTTGTTGGTCATGTTGACGTTGTACATCCCACCAGAATAAAACTCACCTGTCTTTGGATCGCGAATTTTGTATACTTTCATTCTTCAACTCCGAAATGTTCTTTTAACAAATCCTGTACATCTTGTGACATTGCCCATTGCGTCTTTTCACCAAGAGCGTATTTGTATTTGCGTTCAATCTTGTTGCAACATTCCCGAATAATCAACTCGGCGAACTTTTCCAAGCCACCTTCAAAAAACACTCGGGTTGCCTCTAAGTTGTTTTCGAGGTAGTCCAAGTCACTTTCCAAATAACCATCAGGTTCGTTGTCGTCATATAGACGCCGAGGCGTTAATGCCATACCAGCCTGTTCAGCAAGTAGTCGAATTCGTTCGTTCATCGCCACAGCTTTAACAAGTTAACAAACTCGGGCCACTCGTTGGGCTGTCGAGGTTTCAGTACCACAGCCAACTCTGCGTTGTTCATGCGGCTTTCGGTCACAATCACATGGTCCGGCAAAGTTTTAAGCATGGCAAACTCTGCGTCAGTGACTGCACAAGTCACTTTCTTGAAACTGTTATCCAACCAGTCCGAGTATTCACCATCGTCGCTAAACTTCAAGTGGCACATGAGCCCTGCATGAGCAGCTGAGTTCATAGCCACGCCCACAGGAGTGTCCTGCTTGATACAAATGTACATTTTCATAATTTAACTCCAAATCGTTTTTCAATATCTGCCAGTTTCTGTTTGTATTCTTGATCAATCTTTTTGTTTGATCGATGCATCCATATGAAAATAGCAATGCAAGGAACCCACAGCAGAAGCATGGCCAAAAGCCCAGCAGTCCAGTTCATTCAGTTTCCTTTAACAAATCAAATATTGTGCCATACTCATAATGACTCCAGTCATCGAAGTCAACATAGGTGTTTATTTTCCTGCGATACACTGTTGTCATCCAGGTACGCCGACCTTGTATTTTCACCGGGCGCCAAGCAAACCATTTTTGCCAAGCACCCTTCTCAATCTTTCTAGCAACATATCCGCCAGCAACAAAGCCTTCAAACATTTCGTCCTTAGGCCGCCTCCATAGCATGAGTCATGAGATAATCAATTTGCAATTCGTGCAACGTATTGGAACAATGCTTGTTCCATTCACTTAACCCGACAAACAATCCTGCACGGCTGGCTTCGTTAGTGCGATGATTTGCTTCCTCTTGTATAGTGTAAGAAATTTTCTTACCCACTATAGCTTCAAATAAGTTATTGTTCATACTGTCTCCATATAGTTGCGAACCCATGCTAGGCGAGCTTGCTCGTCCATTGCAGTGTATTCAACAATGTTAGCACGAATTGCATCCACTAGTGGATAGTATTCTTCGTCCAAGTTTTGCTTGATGTCCTTGTTCAGGTCAACCAGCTTGTCTGTACGAGGGTTACGTGCTACCCACTTTGAAGTCAAGTAATAAGGACTCTTGATCTTTGCACCTACACCGTTTTCGTCATAGAATACAAAACCTTCGTGCTTTACTGTCTTGACCAAGTTCTTCAATGCCCGTACAGTCAAGTGTTGGCATTCAGGAACAAAGCACTTGAACATTTCACCCAGTTGCTCTAACACAGCAGGGTGATGACCCACTTCTGACTTCCAAGTCTTTTCACGATAACCCAAGATGTACATACCAGGCTTTTCAACCACGATATGAGGATCGTTGGGATGTACGCATTCAAACATGAAAGTCATGTCGCGGCAGTCATCAGCCATCAGTGCCATTTGCCAGTCTGCCCAGGGCATGTGCTTTAGCATCATTTCTTTTGCCATAGCAACAAAGTCACCTGAGGTAGAACCAGTAGTAGACACTAGAACGTCACCGTTGTGCCAAGTCAATGACACCATGAAACCGTTAACCTTACGGAAAGCAGTCACGATAGTATCAATTTCAGAAAATACAGGTGCTTCCTTCTCGATGCCATAATTGTAGATTTTTGTGAATGGATACGACACTAGGTTGAAATCCTTGTCCACAATAGATCCACGACACTCGGCAATGTACTCGTTCCACAGGTTGTCGTAAAACACCTTCTTCTTGTACTTGAGCACATAGATACCTTCGCCAGCCTCTTTCATGTTCACAAGGCCCGAAGTCTCTACATACTTTTTCAATTCTTCTTTAAACATTATTCAACTCCAAAATGTTTCTTAACTGCATCCTGATAGATAACTTCATCACCAAATTCCCTGTCAGTGTCATACGGTACTAACCGCAATACTTCTAAACATTCCCGAACAATCAACTCGGCGAACTTTTCAGAAAACTCTTTAGGCAAATCAAAGTCTACATGGTCGGGAATCGCCTTAATAGCCTCGGAGATAAGTTTTTCAATTCGTTCGTTCATTTTACACCTCGCAGTTGCTACGCAATTCAGTCCAATACACTTCACCTTGAACACCAGCAGTAGTTTCTACACGGCAAAGATTGATTCCAAAAACTTTGCGTGGTTTCTTAAGGATAGTCAAAGTATCACCAATTTGGGCCAGTGCTGTGCGGGTTTGCCCGGGAGCATTGTTATCCCAAATGTTAATACCAGTTGGTGCCAGTGAGCCAACTGCTCCGGGCAAAATGCCAGCAGTTATTGATTTGAGACTTTTGACCCGAACTACTGTTCCGGGTGCGATGTTTTTGTCCAATGCCATTATTCTGATTCCTCCACAACCTCACACTCAGCGAAATGATTGTCTGCGAACTGTTCTGCTTCCGCTTGAGTGTTGAACCACGCAACCGCAGTTCCTGCCCAACGCTCGGGACCAGTGCCATCCACATCGCCGCCCCATTCAACTTCTCTAACAACAAATTGGGTCATAACAACACTCCGTTTAGTGATTCAATACAAGTATTATAGCACCAAACCCAATTTGTGTCAACTAAACGGCATAAATAGAAGTGAGGGTCACGATGCGTCAACATCTACCCTCTCTAATGCTAAAGTATTACAAGGAGCACCAGCAATGATATTTATTGCCAACAAATATAGCCGCATCTATTATAGTATTGTTAATAGAGCCAAATCAAGATCCGTGACAGGATACAAAGAAACACATCACATTATACCTCGTAGTCTGGGCGGTTCAGATTATCCTGATAATCTAGTAGATTTAACAGCAAAAGAACATTATATTGTTCACCTATTATTGCCGTATATGGTTATTGATAATACTCACAAACAGAAAATGTGGGGAGCATTAAGATGTATGTCTAAACTAGTTTCTGGCACTCATAAACGCTATATTGGTTCTGCTAGATTCTACGAAAAAGCAAAAGAGAATACTGATTTTGGAATCGGTAATCGTGGCAGAATACAATCCGCGGAAGAAAAACAAAAGAGGGCCGATTCGCTTAAAGGGCATGAAGTTTCTACCGAAACAAGAAACAAGATCGGTGATGCTAATCGTGGTAGAAAACTGCCACCTGTTAGTACTGAAACTAGACTCAAAATCAGTGAAGCGGGCAAGGGCAGAATATTGTCCGACGAAAGTAAAAAGAAACTGAGTGAATCATCTAAACGCAGAGGACATAATGGCTTCAAAGGTAAAGGAAGTCGGGGTCCTACACCAAAAGAAACACTAGAAAAATTCCAGGAAACTATTAGTAATAGAACACCCGACTGGTCGATGAAGCCTCGTACCCAAGTCACTTGTCCACATTGTAGCAAGCAAGGTGATATCTCAGGAATGAAACGCTATCACTTTGACAACTGCAACGCCTTCTCTGAATTGTCAAGAACCCTGTAAGCCTCGGCAAGAACGTCAGGGTGTGCCTTTGTAAGCACCGCAAGGAGTTCACGCTTTTCAGCAAGATACACACGGGCAAACTCGGGATCATGTGCCACGATACTCTTGGTATTTGACAAAAGATCGCAAACCTTCACGGTCTGTGCTTCAGCAGGTGCTTCGGCAGTGTGAGCACGGTCTACAGCCTTGCGAACAGCACGATTGCCATCTTCGGGCTTTGACACATCAGTCAACCATCCAACAAGAGTAGCAATGTCGATACCAAACGCCATATGGATGTCAGTAAATGTGCAACCAGTGTCTTCCACAACGTCATGCAACCAAGCAGCCGCAACCATATCGGGTGTGCTACCGGGAACCTCTGCTACAATACGTGCAACCTCTGCAGGGTGAACAATGTAAGGCTCGTTTGTATACTTGCGCTTCTGACCAACTGCGGCATGAGCAGCCTGGGCATAGACCTGGGCCTTGTGTACCACGTCCATGCCTGCCAATTCCATTGTGAAGTTTTCCATAACTGCTCCTTGTTGTGATATGTGTATTATAGCACCGTTTGGATAATCTGTCAACCCTTAGGGTCTTTAGAGTGGTAGCTTACAATCAGGATTTTTGCCGCACCACAGTTGCTCTACTACACCACGGACGCCCTGATCACCCACTTGATCCACGGTCTTGACCGCAACGTATCCAGCGAAGATCCAGAACAGAATCGTGCCCACAAAGGTCAGGGCAATGACGGTGGCCACGATGCGAAACATGAAGTCAAAGCGGCGTTGGCTTTGCTTGAAGCGGCGATCAAAGTCTTGTGAGTCAAACATTTTAGTCATTCCATTCTATGTATGCTTTGCAACTGGCAAAACTACCTTGATGCCAGCATGTGGTTTCTTCACTGTTCCACACCTGGTATGTGTCGTTGATCAAATGTCGAATCACCATGTTAACGCTCCTTGAGACGCTTCATGACAGCGATGAACCAGTGCTCTCGGAGCACACGCTGGAACTCAACATCAGGATCGTATTGACGACCAGTTTTTCTGCAAGTGACCAACATCGCTGTCTCCTTAATCCATGAACCAAACGTCACCGTCTCCGACTTCGATCTCTCCGGAAAACTCGCTTACGTATTCTCCACCGTTCTGGGAAACCATTATTTGAGACTCGCCATCCAACTGCGACAACAATTCTATCAATTCACGAACTAACATCTTGGACTCCTTTTTGCTTTGCTATGTGTATATTATAGCAAATTGGGCAATTCGGGTCAACCGTTTTGTTAACGCTTTTTCCAGAACTGGAATTCAGCTGTGAACACAGCAACAGCAAAACCCATAACTTCTGTATTACCGGGCTTGCGGAAACCAAACCATCGAGGGCTACGAGCAATATCAAAGTCCCAGTTCACAGCCCACAAAGTGCCAATAAACAACATGAACACAATGCTCACGGGCCAGAACAAACTCAGTAGGAACATCACAGGGACATCACCGTGTGGGGTGCGGATCACAAATGAACCCATCAAAACCACAACACCCACCAAGTAAATCAATGCTGCTTCGATCATTTCCAGTTCCTTTTTGCTTTGCTATGTGTATATTATAGCAAATTGGGCAATTCGAGTCAACCAAAAAGTAGTACTACAAAAGTATTACTTACGGTTAACAAAATAGTCCAGAAGGCAAACAACAGAACCAGTGACCAATACCATTGCCAGCAAGATCACTGCCAGACCCGGAGCCAAGACAGACAGTGCAACTACGAATCCTGCCAAAAACACAATGGCTAGCTTGACTATCAACGGCATTTCGATAAACGTTTTAAACATGTTCAACTCCTGTTTTGCTTTGCTATGTGTATATTATAGCAAATTGGGCAATTTGAGTCAACCAAAAAGTAGTACTACAAAAGTATTACTTGTGATGTCCTTTGATCTCGCCCCGCATAGCGTCACGGATAGCGTCTTCCATCAGCATGGCAATCACACCAGTTGCGTCAATGCCCATGTCACGGCAACGGTACCGCTCCATGCCGCTCTCACCGCCGTGCAAGTGACCGTGAAAGTGAACACTACCTCGATGCATCTGGTCCCATTCTGCGATAGGATAGTGCAACATCACAACCTTGGTGCCATTGTAGTTCACATCCAGGTAGTGATGGATTTCTTCAAAGCAGTCACGGAAGGCAGCGTCTTGCAACAGCTTTCGATCGTGATTGCCTTGTACTAGAATCTTGCGACCATTCAAACGGTGCATGTATTCCACTGCCTTCGGAGCTGGCAAGAATGCCACATCGCCTAGAATGTACACCAAGTCTTCAGACTCAATCAAGTCGTTCCATTCCTTGACCATGGCCTCGTTCATGTAGTCAAGATCATTGCGGAACCGTGCCCTGGACACAGGGCAAAAGTTCATGATGTTCTTGTGACCCCAATGCAGGTCACTTGTGATATATGTTTTCATAATGCTTATTATACACTCAAAAGAAAACCCAGTCAAGCTGGGTTTTGGTATGTTGTATTTCTACAACAGTTAATCTGCGTACCAGATTTCGTCAAAGCCTTCGGCTTCTGTAGGAACTTTCAAACCAGAAATCATGCCTTGCATCACTGCCCAGGGAATGTTCTTGCCCGGCCGGCTGGCAAGCCTACGTTCCAGTTCTGCAGGCTCGGGAGTAGGGAACACCACAGCCACAGCATGATAGTTGGGCAGCATGTTGAACTTCTTCCGGCGGCTTGCCACTGTGGTTGAAGTCTGATCCCAGATAATATCCATACCCTTGTCACGGGCCAACTCAACATGATTAGCCATCAACTTCACAGCATGTGGCATGTATTCATCAAAAATTTCACTGTAGGTTTTACCCACTCGTTCTGCTTCCATTTCTACCCACATGTCGGTTGACACAATAGCGCAATCCTTAGCCCAGTCTTGATTGCGAATCCAAGTGCTTTTGCCAGCGCCCGGAACCCCTACTAACACATACACAGTTGGCATTATTGTTCCCATCCCAGTTTCATAGTTCTCCAGTCGTCCACATTGGGCTTTTCGTTTTCATCGTAGGTCCAGCCCAGTGCCTTCATTAGGCTGTGCTTGACCATCATGTTAGGGCTGCGAAAACGCTTGGTATCGTCAAAGCCCATCATCACGCCAACTTCGGTCACAGCACCTGATCTGCACAAGCCTGCCATACAATGCACAACCACGTTCATGCGATTGTCCAAGGCATGTTGCAACAAGCGCACAATTTCTTCAGCTTGAGCTGGAGTAATTTTGGCTTCATCGGGCCACTTGTCATCACGCTCCACGTCCATGAATTCAAACCGGTGAATCTCTCGGAACTCGTGAGCTGGATCAGGCCACCACGAGGGGCAAGGATCCATGATCTGAATCAGCATGGCGCACATCAGCAGCAGCTACGTTTTCAATCCAAGGCATATTGTTCTCCTAATGCAGTATTATAACACACCTGGGATTTGTGGTCAACTGTTTACTAAATGCTTACTGTTTGAAACGTCGGCGCGGTGCCACATCTTGCTCTTTGTACAAGTAATCTCGAGTGACCAGGCCAGCTTCGATTTCCTTGAGAGCAGTGACACAAACACCGTGCCCACGAGCATCCAATTTGGCAAGATCGCCACGACCAAGTTCGCGCATGCGACGAGCCCCAACAAGGACCAAGTCATAACGATTGCCGATAGCAGCAACTGCGGCTTCACTGGTCAGGCCAGCTGTGGGGTCTTTGGGTGTGAATTTCATTCTGAGTCCTTGGGTTGAGTTAATCCGTTTGCGCGAGCATCGCGCTGAGCTTCTACATCTTGAAACATTCTCCGCTCTTGCAGAGTCATCTCATTAAACAACTTTCGAGGATTGCCGCACAACATGCAACCAGGCTGACCGCAATCCATAGCATGATGTTTGGCCATACGGTGTGGCTGTTTTACTGCTTTGTCTCTATTGGTTAGACCATGTGCTTTGGCAATTGCAACTTGTCTTGCAATATGCACATCTGTTTTGTGTCTACGTCGGCTACCTAAATATTTTGCTAGTTCGTTGCTCATAGTTGCCTTTTTACTAAACACTATTATAGCATATCATGCATTTGAAGTCAAGCTCTAATTGCTACTGCAATAACCATATTATTTTCATGACTTAGCCCAAGCATGTATGGACCACTCAGAACTTGGTCAGGATCTTCAACTGTTGGCCTTTGACTTTTGGGAAACCGAATACGAATCTTGGCAGGATCAAAAGGTTGGTCTTCTGCTTTGGTTATGGCTTCGATGCATGCCCAAGTTTTGGCCATGGCCAAGGCAGTGGTGCCATCAGCGTGGAATCTCTCAAGAAAACGAGACAACTTTTCACTAGTCTCGAATCTATTTGCATCTACCAAATCTATACCAATCATTTTGTTTTTTCTGCAATTGATTTGTAGCCCGCCCAACTTGGGTGGATCCCGTCGGGCTGTAGCTTTGTAATGGGAAGAACTGTATCTCCAAAATTCTTGGCAATAACATGCACCATGTCTTGGATATTTTTAATGTCGACACCGCTGGCTTTCAAGTTGCCAGCAGGCAAAATCCAAAACACACGTTTAGCCTCCACACGTTGTCTTGTGGCAACAAGTTCTTTAAACGTATGTACTCCACGGTGATCGTTTGAGCCAAGGCTGATGATCACCGTGTTTGCTGGTTCAATCTTTTGAGCATAATTTTTGCTGAACTGTTGTGAGTTAATGCCACCTTTTGCTACCAAGGTACATTCTTTGGCAAACATCTGCGTTCCGACTGCAATGCTATCGCCAATAATTAAACATTCTAACATAACATCTCCAAAAGAAAAGCGATTACTGCTATTATACAGTAATCGCTTGTTATTGTCAACCAGTTTAACTGTTCAGGACTTTGGCAACCGAATTCATAACGCTAGCGATACGACCAATGTCACGAAGGTTTTCAACTGTATAGCCTTCTTGATTAAGTGTGTCGTAATGGGCTTTCACACAGAACTCACATTTTCCAACAATACTAGCAGCAAGACTAAATGCTTCAAAGTTTGCCTTGGTGGTTCCACCGTGACCGGCAATCGCATTCATGCGCAACTGTGCAGGTAATCCTTTTAAGTTCTTGTCATCTGCCATTTCAACAAACGGGTACCATACATTGTTCTGTGCCATGATGCTTGCAGCAGTCATTGCTGACTCGGCATGTACAGGGGCATCTGCCAACAAGATGCTTAGAACTTTGCCGTTACCTGTTGCGGCAAGTGCAGCCACAGCACAGCCCATGGCAACATCGGCGTCTAAGGTTGATCGAACCAAGACTGCATCTAGATTCAATTTTGTATCTTTTGCATACTCTGGTAGTGCGCCTTTTATTGTTTCAATAAAACTCATTTTATCCTCCGAAAATTTTATATAAGATTATACACTGTAGTGTAATAATGATAACTGGTGCAATGCTTCGAAGCAGTTCCAAACGATAGTGATATCGTTCAATAAGCTTTTCAAGTTCTTGTCCAGTCATTGTTTATCTCCAGGATTGGGTAGCAACGACTGAACACACAGTTCATCATGTTGAATACGCCCCTTGAACAAGTCGTGTATCAGCAGCTGATCCTTGCCGGAAGCAAACTGGTCGATTATCTTTTTGGTGCCATGAAAATTAGCATCGAGTACTTTTTTCTTCATATTGGGCTGATTCAGAAATCTCTGCTTGTCTACATATCTTGACCCATCAACTGATCTTACAGCTAGTGTTACTCTATGGTTAATGTTGTCCTGCGTAGCATGTATTACATCTCCCCGGATCAGCAACACATCCCCGGGCGCAATAGTCGGCGCCACAGCAATAGTATCAATGTTTACCGGTATGTCAAATTCGTCCCCAGTTTCGTCGTCGAACACATGTGTGCTGTTGCCGGATGGTATAAATCGTTTGGCACCTTGATCTAGAATTCGTTGATCAAACAAGTTTCCGATCTTTGATCGTAGTATATCCATTGGCACTACACGAAGACCCGAAAGATTTGAATCAGGTTTGATCAACGGCATCCAAAAATTTATCTGGTGATACCCGGTTTGCCAAGTATAATACGCCTCATGGTCCTGGTGCCAGCCTAGTTCTGCAAGCTGTGTGTCAAAATATATTCCATTGGGTCCAATCAAATCAGTTTTTACATTAGTAGTTTGGTTGAGCAACTTGATTAGTCTGATAATCTTGGGTTCGAGCCCATGCACGCCTGACTTTAACAAAACAGAATTTTTTAAGTTGATGTTGTTTCGTGGATCTTTACTGATAACTTGATAGTCTGCTAATCGCTGTTGTATCTCAGTATCGGACAAGAAATTCTTGACTACTACAAACCCCCGAGTTTCAATGTCTCGTATGTTAAAGTCAGTCATACGCTTAACCTAGAGTGCTGCCACCAACTGTACGGTTGCAAGCACACAGTTCGCCTGTTTGCAATGCGTCCAATACGCGAAGTGTTTCTTCTGGGCTACGACCCACGTCCAAGTTGTTGACTGTAACGTGTTGGATAACGTTCTCTGGGTCAACGATGAATGTTGCACGAAGTGCGGCACCTGCTGGTGCATAGAATACACCAAGCTGTTCGGCCAAGCTCAAGCTCTCGCCAGTGTTTGTATTGTAACGTTGTGTATCGGCAAATTGAGTGTGTGTGATCTTCTTTAAGTCACTGTGTGCGTTCTGCCATGCTGTCTTACAGAACTCATTGTCTGTTGAACCTGTTAGCAGGACTGCATCACGATCTGCAAAGTCGCTGGTCAACTTGTCGTATGCTACGATTTCAGTCGGGCAAACAAATGTAAAGTCCTTTGGATAGAACACAATCACTTTCCACTTGCCTCCAAAGCTAATGTCTGTAATTGTGAAGTATGGATCTTCTGGCTGACCTGGCTTGATACCTGTTACTGCAAAACTTGTAATTTTATCGCCGATTGTTTTCATTGATTTCTCCTATAATGTAAAATGAAATTGTTTCAGTGTTTGTCACTGTGCTTGTATTCTAACATTATATATCAGCGAACACAAGCAAATTTTATGGTTTACGCTGAAATTGTTTTTATGTTGTTAATAGGTTTTTACAATAACCAAGAATCAAATTTGATCAATGCATCTTCCCATTGCAAATTTTTGCCAGCAGCAACATCCCACAATGGAATGCTGATTACCCACCTAGGATTAGGTCCATTCTCAACGTTGTGTAAGACTCCAGTGTTAACCAAGCTCGGCTGACCAATTTCGGCAGTCCATACAGTTGTCACCTGATCTTTAGGAACCACAACGTATTGCCCAAATTCCCCGGGAACTTTTGATTTGCTGATATTTGCGTCAACGGGATGATACCATCTCATCACACTACCTTGCCCTTGGTATTGAAAATTTAGTTTGACCTTGTGATCAGATGTTGCCCCGTCAATGTGTATTGGAATTGACTTATAGGGAGCAATATAAAATTGTTCTGCACCGGCTCTGACAATCTCAATTCCCAAGCTAGCAAGCCATTTCACTATTGGGGTATCAGGATCTAATCTGTATGGAACCGGGCTAGTATCTGCATCAATCAGTGTTGCGTCGAACACTACGGGCAGCGACAATTGAGCATGAAATGTATTGTGCATGAAGTATATAGCATAAAGATATTTGCGATTGTTTTATCAGCGGTTAAATACCTCATGACACGAAAATCTATATGGCTACGAGAAGAAATCCCCATGGCAGACGAGCTACTGGCCTTAGCACCGCAACTGCTCAACGAGTTCCTGGCATATCACACTGATTTCTTAGAAGGAGACTTTGCAAAAGGAATTCCGTACAAGAATCCAAACTTTGACACTGGTCCTTATAAAAGTAGACCAGATGCGTGGAAGATTGATCCTTTAAAATATACCAATCCCAAACATGATTTAGTAGTCGATAACACGGATAAATTGAGTCAGAGGTTCCCTACCGCTTCTGCATTGACCAAACGTTATGGAGATAATTGTCCTGTTAGTGCCTATAGCATACTTGAACACAATGCAGTTATTGCAAGACACACTGGTGTAGAAAACCGTGACGGGTTGTATGTGCGTGTTCACATTCCTTTGTTGGTGCCACCAGGTGATATCTTTTTCGAAGTTGAGGGCGTCGAAATTGACTGGAGCGATATATTTGCGTTTGACAATCAATTTATACACAGTGCTTATAATCACACCGACCAACGCAGACTGGTGTACTTGTTAGATTTACACAGAGACGTATTAGGAATAGAACCGGGCATTAAAACCAACTTTGAACGGTTTGACACAGTGCCAGAGTTTGTTCGGGGACAGTTTCCCAAGGTTCTACACACCTGTCAGAAATAACGGCCAAAGAAAAACCCCGGGGCAGTACACAACATCATTGAGAGGTCGTGTACCGTTGCCCGGGGCCGTGTTATTTGGTGCTCTTACTAAGAATCGAACTTAGGATACATCCTTACCATGGATGCGGTATACCATTTACCTATAAGAGCATGGCCTGGCGTTGCACCAGGCCCAATTTTACAACAAACCTTCAGAACGAAGTGTTGCTTCTGTATCACTATTTAGTGTGATTTCGTTTCGCACGTTGGCTTCCAAGATCAAGTCCTGAAGCTTTTGCTTGGCTCGCTTGAGCTCGCTCACTGCTTTCTTAAAGCCTGCAACGTCTTCAGCAGTCAGCACACTGGTAGTGACCGAATCTCGGTAGCCGTAGATGGAGCTCTTGGTATCATTGACACTGAGTTTGCTCAACTGACCTGCCAAGACCTTGGCCTCAAGGCGCACAGTCTTTGCAGCCAGCACAGTGTAGAACTGGATCTGCTTTTCAATCTCAGCCACTTGGGTCAACATAGCATTGACACCGCTGGTAAAGTTGATCTGAGACACTTCACCGCGGATGCTGTACAATGCACGAGTCAGCGCATCACGACGACCAATGTTGGCGCGGAAAGCGTCAGCAGCCAATTGCACAGCAGTTTCGCCGTCCTGGAATTCGTTCACTGTGATTTCGGCTTCAGTGCCAATGCCGCGGATGGCATCGTTGAT